TGTCACTAACTATGAGTTCAAGAACTGTTCTCTGGTGACTTCACTATTCACTCTGCAGTTCATGCCCAAGACTACCAGACAGGAGACTATCAATAAGATCTACAATGGTATTAATCAAGGTGGTGCATTTATCTTTGCAGAAAAGTTGATGTGTGAGAATGCATTCTTCCAAGAACTTCTTACCTTTAATCATTATGATTACAAGAGAAAGACATTCACTGCTGAACAGATCATGGATAAGGAGAAACAACTTCGTGATATGTTGAAACCTAATACATGGTCTGAACTACGAGACATGGTAATGACTGCAGGGTTCAAAGACTGTCAGATCTTCTGGAGAAATCATCAGTTCGTTGGAGTAATTGCAATCAAGTAATGTGTGGAATTGTTGGAGGGTTTGATCTCCCTCAAATTGAAAAAGGTCTTAATGCTATAGTTCATCGAGGTCCAGATAACCAACAGATTGTCCAAATGGAGAACATCTATTTTGGGCATGTTCGTTTATCTATTATCGATACTAGTAATGATTCAAACCAACCATTTAAGTATGGTAATACTACTATGGTATTCAATGGTACTATTTGGAACTATCGTGAGTTAAGAAATGCGTTGAATATTGAAACAAAAACTTCAGGTGACACTGAGGTTCTTTGTGCTATATTGGATAGGTACGGTATTGATGGATTGAAGAAAGTCCAAGGAATGTTTGCTATTGCATTCACTCAAGGAGACGGTTCTATCACCATAGTAAGAGACCGACATGGGGAAGTTCCACTTCATTACTCATTGTTGAGTGGTCTATTTCCATCATTCAGTTTCTGTTCAGAGATGAAGGGTCTTCTTGCCATGGGTGAGAATGGACAAACAATTAAAATGTTAGAACCTGGTTCTTATATTAAGGTTACTTCTGATTATAAGATTGAAGAGGGGTATTGGTATAGTATTAGAGACCACATTACAGATACATCTACATGGAATTTTGATGAGTCTAAATCAATAGTTCATAGAGATATCACAATGGGTTCTCTTGAGAGAACTGTTGCTGATGTTCCTGTGGCATGTCTTCTCTCTGGTGGTATTGACTCTGGAATTACTACTTTGGTTGCATCAAAACATATTCCAAATCTAGTAACATATACTGCGGTTCATGATGAGAAGTCTAAAGATTTATTGTCTGCCAGAAAAGTTGCTAAATATTTGGGAGTTGAACTAAGAGAGGTCAAAGTAAAACCCCCTACAGTTGATGATATCAATGATGTAATCAATACGATTGAGATGCCATACAAGGCTCAGGTAGAAATCGGTTACCCATGTGTTAGACTAGCACAAAGTATCCATGAAGATGGGTTCAAGGTAATTATGTCAGGTGAGGGTAGTGATGAACTCTGGGCATCTTATGGTATGAGTTATCACGGTATCAAGGACAAGGGTTGGACTGACTATCGTATTGAGCTATTTGGATCACAACATCGTAAAAATTTTACAAGATGCAATAAGATTTTTATGAAGTATGGTATTGAGTGTCGATTACCTTTCCTAAACACACAATTGGTTGAGACTGCACTTGGTTTAAGTCAAGATATTGTTTGGGATGGTAAGTCAAGACCTAAAGCAATCCTTCAGGAGGCATTTAGAGACCAACTACCTGATGATATAATCGATAGAAAGAAGATTGCTTTTCAAGATGGGATGGGTATCAAGTCTCTATATGAAGATGTTGTCGAGACTCCAAAAACATATTACACTACACAGTATAAGAATACATTCGCATGAAACTACCATACAAATTACAAGATGTGTACGACGGTGAGGCACAAGCCAAGTTCACTGTTATATCTACATTCGCTGGTGGAGGTGGTTCCTCTACGGGATACCGTCTTGCCGGTGGTAAAATCCTGTGTATCAATGAGTTTGTGGAAGAAGCACGAAAGACTTATGCCGCAAACTATCCATCAACTCATATTGTTCCTGACGATATCAAACAATTGGTGGGTGGGGACTTCCTCAAGATTACTGGTCTGAAACCTGGTGAACTAGATATTCTTGATGGGTCACCCCCTTGTTCAGCATTCTCTGTAGCAGGGTCTATGTGTCGTGGTGAGGGTGCTAAACACTCTGATGGTTGGGGTAAGACAAAGAACTACTCTGATGGTAAGAAGGTAGAGAACATTGAAGACCTGTTCTTTGAGTTCATTCGTGTCGCCAAAGGTATTCAACCTAAAGTTATTGTTGCTGAGAATGTCAAGGGGTTGACAATTGGTGAGGCAAAGACTTATTATGCCAAGATTACTAATGCATTTGAGGAGATTGGTTACCTCGTCACATCAAAAGTGATGAGAGCATCTTTTCATGGTGTTGGTCAGGGTAGAGAACGACTAATCTTTATTGCAGTTCGTAATGATATTGCAGATAAGATTGGTCTAAATGTTCTTACTGTATCTACATTGTTCCCTCCCACTTCATCCAAAGAAACTGTTATCTCCGACATTATTGATGGTGTAGAGAATGATCCTGAGGATGTAAATAGACTGACTGAACACATGTTGAACAGTAGTATCTACCAAAGTGTTGTTAAGAAGATGCCAAAGAATCCTAAAAAGATTTTATCTGGTATGGACTATCATGAGAAGGGTCATTGTTTCAATACTAAGAGGGCATCATTCTTCAAAGCATCACCAACAATTACTGCTAGTGGTGGATTGATTCATTGGAATGAAGACAGAACTCTTACAGTTCCAGAACTCAAAAGACTTCAATCACTTCCTGATGACTTTATTTTGACTGGTTCTCACTCACAACAATCTGAAAGGGTTGGTAGAATGGTTCCTCCTCTAATGATGAAGGCCATTGCAGAAAACATTTACAAAGAAGTATTATCAAAACTATGAAACTACTAACACTAGAAGATTATGAATTGGCAGGTCAAACATTTTGGCCTAAGTATTGGTACATCGCTAAAGAACTTGGTGAAGGTGCCAAGACAGAAGACATTCTTAAGGTTATGGAAGCAATCGGTGGTGTTGCATTGAAGGTAGCACTAGAAGAAGAATCTGCGGGTCCATTTGGATTTAACAAAAAGACTGGTACACCAGATACAGAATAAATATTACAAAGAGCGAATCCTATATGCTTTCTACTAAGTATAGATTACGACTGGAGTTTATTTGCAAGTGTATTGCTAATGGTGAAGAAGTAAAATTGGATGATATGGTTTGGGCACAAAAACTTGCTAAATCAAATACATCTGCTAATGAGATGTTGAAGAAAGCAAGACGCCAAAATTCCCAAAACATTGAAGAGGGTAGTATTGATGATTTTCTGAATAGATTAGGTTTGGGAGACCCGGACCCAGCAAACCACAAGACAGGATTTGATAGTGCTGATGATATCAAGGACTGGTTTAAGAGGGATGATATTTCTGACTGGAGGCAACGTGACTGATTATATTTGCGTTACAACATGGGATCCCGAATTTGAATGTATACGATATCATTGGGTACATAAATCCGAATCAAATCCTAATGATTTTGTAAAAAACTTACATCCTTTTGAAATTATATTATAATATGATGAAAATGTGGGAGACGGAATGTGTAGTGTGTGGTAAGATGATACCCGCAAACAAATGTCCTCAAGTTGGGTGTTATGTTCCATCTAAAAAAGGATATAAAAACTCATTATGTAAACCTTGTTGGGTAAAGAAAAACAATGGATAATTTTAACACACCTGGAAGTAGTAGAGTTGAAGTACAGGTTCCTGAAGGTGCCGAACTTATTGCTGATTGCTTTTATGTCTGGGCAACTCGTTATGGTTTGTTTTCATCGATGACTAAAGATGGACGCAAAATGCTCACTGGTGCCGTTAGGGACAATGTAATCATTATGACCCGTTGGCATTTGAAGTGTGAACAAGAGGGTTGGCCAGAGGGTTCAGTTACTGTTGTAAATACATCAACAGTTACAGATTTATGAAGTTTGAACTCTCAATGGAGGACTATACTATCATCCTCAATGCACTTCATTATTATAAGAAGGTGGAGAAGTATCCTAACTTCGCACACTTTGATGAGAAGCGTATTAATAAGTTGAGAGACACCCTGGCCAAACAATTAGTGTGGGACCAGTGACTACACTTTTAAATTACACAGCAGCATTTTGGTCTGTAGTTATTATGAATTGTATTCAACCTGTCAACTGGGAAGCATGTCTTCCAGTACATGAATGGTTGATACCAAGTATTCAAGAGGGTGTTGAGATTTATCTCGACCCCTCTTCGGTGTATTCATCCGAACGAGAATATCTGGAGAATATAAATAAAGATATAGAAAGTAATGATTAATCAGATGTCTTCATCAATGCGTAACTTTATGGAAGCGTATTCCGCTGTTCATAACAAAGAAGCTAAAGAAGAGTTTTACTCTCATAAGGATGAAATCAGTGAGATGGACTTCTCCTTGATCAACCAAACTGAGTTGAATGATATTGCTGAAGAAGTTCTTGAAGAACTTTTCGAAGAAGGTTATAGTGTAGAACAGTGTGAAGCAATATTTGAAGAAGTTCTTACCGAAGCAAGAGTAACTTACGGTAGTGATACTGAATCCCCTAGGGCAAAGAAAATGTCCGCAGTGAAGTCTTCACTGAAAGGTGCCCTGGGTAAGGTAAAGGAGAAAGCTGCAAAGGGTGCAGTTAAATCTTACGGTGCATATAGAAGTGCAAAGCAATCTGCAACGGATAAAGCAAATAGAATGAAGCAAAGTGCAGGTAATGCATCTGCAGTGACTATGCGTAAGGCCAAAGACGCCAAGGCTGGTATCAAGTCTGGTATCAAAGGGATGATTGGTAATGCAGCGAAGAAAGTTGGTGATGCTGCCAATAAGGTCTCCAGTAGAATGAGTGAAGGTACTGTTAGAAAGGATGTTGGTGATATCTACCAAGCCATCTATGAGAAGAAAGCAGCCAAAGATTATGATGGTGATGGTGAAGTAGAATCCGGTAAGGATGAGTACTTTGGATCCAAGGATAAGGCTATCAAAAAAGCCATGGGTAAGAAAGGTAAGTGTGAGAAGTGTGGTAAAGATCCCTGCGAATGTGATAAGAAAGAAGTAGAAGAAGGTTACAAGGAACTTCCCAAGAACAAGATGTTCCGTAAGGCAGGAAACCTGGGCCGTGATGCGATCAGTACTCCTATTGATCCTGAGAAGCGTCAAAAGGCATACGATCGTTCTAAGAAAATTGTTAAGACTCTTAACAAAGCAAACGAAGAAGTAACATTCTCTGAATCTGAACTGGACGCCATTCAGGCAAAGGTTGATGCATGGGATGTTGAAGAAGGTTATCAACGCAATCCTGAGAAGGGAGAAGCTGAAGCAAGAAAGTCTGAAACTTCTGGTCAAAAGTCGGAGAGAAATGTCCGTGATAGACTGAAGACTATGGACCCTAAGAAGGCCGAGGCAATGAAGAAACAGATGAGAGCTGTTGGTTTAAGTGTTTAATATCTCGGAGTCCCGATGAAAGACGTATTTAAATATTTAAAAGCCTCTAGAGGACTTCTAGAGGCTTATGCTGAGGATGATAATGCCAAGGCACGAGAGGAGGCTGAGCGTGCTGGGGGCGTAGAAGTGAGAGGGAGGGGAAAATATTACGACAAGAATAGTGAGTTTGTGGGTACGGTAGCCAAGGGTAAATTTATTCCTCCAACTGCACAAGAAAGACAGGCTGCGGCTTTTACTAAAAATGAACCCAATATTCCAGTCCAAAATAGAGATTATCCAGCCTTTAAAAAAGACGCATCTAGAGCCGAAAAAGAACAACAAACTCCATCAGTAGCTGACCAGCAAGCCAAGAATGTTCCTGGTGGTCCTGACGAGAAGGCCTTTCAATCAGGTGACTTAGAAAAGATTGCTAACATGATGGAGCGCGGCAGGACAGTTACTACCGCACAACATAAAAAGAACTTAGTAAAAGCTCAACGCGATCTTGACATTTATAACAAAGAACAGGAAGCATTAGCTGCGCAGGCTGCGGGAGAAGAACAGGCTGCACTAGACCAAGAGGCTAAAGATGCTGAGGCTCTTGAAAAGGAGATGGGAACTCCTGAAGGTAGAGTTAAAAAACCCGAAGAGTTTAAGTCACTCAATCAGGCACAGGAAGAATCCGGTAAGAATGTTGATGGGTCTTTGAGACAGGGTGATGTAGATATTGCAACTGAAGAATCTATTGGTAAAGTGGAAGAGATTGCAAATACTGATGTAGAAGATCAGAGATTTGATAAAGGAAGACAGTCAAAAAAAGAATTCCTTGACTATTACTCTCAGGATTCTGAGAATAGAACAGGTCTTAAGACTCTCAATACACTTGCAACAGGTAATAACAGAGAGAAAGTCGATCAACTGATGGAGGCTGTTAATAACGGAGACTACCTGGAAGAGATTCGAATCACACAGGGAAATAAAAAAACTGTAAGTCAAATACTTTTAGATGCTGGTATTAATGTCAATGATGAAGCCCAGATGGATTGTTTCAAGAATGCTCACAAAGAAATCAATGACTTTATTGATGGTAAAGGTAAATTCAAGACCAGTGAATCTAGTGAATTGACGGGTAGTAACTTGGGATATTACGAGGCTAAACATATTGAGAAGAGAAATGATCTCAAAACTATGGACCCCGCGGGTGTTCAGACCAAGGCATATAACTTGAGGAATGATGCCGAATCTAATATGCAATGTGTCACACCTACGATTACTGATGCTGTTTATAACTTGATGCCAACGGCAGCTAGAAGTCAGTTAGCAAAGAGTGGAGCACCAGGAGAGAAAAACCATTACGATCCAACCAAGAAAAATAGAAAAGGAACAGCTAATCCTATTAGAGGATCAGCAGCATTACATATGTGG